GGGTTAGCCCCAACCGTGGTTACAGATACAGGACCACCAGCGGGAAGGAGTTCTTTGTAGGCTTGCGCCTGAAACTGTGTTGCTGCCTCTGCCAGCAGCGGATGATGGACCCCTGTCGCCCCACCAAAGGGCTCAGTACGATCCTCATTGCTTGTACCCAATAATTCTAACCCATCCGCAAAAGCCTGAAGCCAATCGGATCTTGATTCTTTGTCCTCCTCATATAGGTCAATTAATTCTGATGCAAGAGGTCGTAATTGCTCTTCGGGGATAAACTCTGCAAGGTTGGCTCCGTGAGGAAGATCCATCGGAGGCATCATCTGGGTTTGGGGTTCAAAATCTACTACTACACCCCCATCTTCCTCAGGTAAAAATTCAATATCACCAGGCAATTGTTCAAATCCCTGTTCTAAAGGCAAATCTATAATTGTGGGATTGAGTTGTTGTTCTAACATTTCTTCGGGGTACATTGGTCCTGCAATAGCCATTAGTAATATGTCCTCATCCGTCTAGGGGTATGTTCTTCACGCCAATCTGATTCTAAACGAACAAATCCGCCTTTTCTAAATCTCATAAGAGCCAGGGTCATTGAATCCACTTGATCGTCATGATCACCAGTTGGAAATGCCTGACATTCATCTATCATTTCTTCGGCAAAACGTTCATCAGGGGCCCACACATATCCTGATGCAAAAAGGTCTGAAACCGCATTTACTCGTGCTATTTTATCTTGTCCTTTTCCTGGACTAAATTCTTGCAATGGTATTCCTATCCTTCTTAATTCTTGAGCCAATGACATTCCTGATGCTTTGGCTTCAATATTAACACTGTCTGGTTCCCAATAATTAAATAAATATATAGCTTTCTGTTTTAATTCTGGGAATTCCATTCTTTCTCGTACCACATCTAATAATACCACATGAGGAGTATCCCCGTCAAATATTTTCTTTTCACCGTCTGCATTAATTACATATTCCCCATCAGGATAAAATATTCCCCATGTTGAAATTACAGAATAATCGGCAGTATCGCGTTTACTAAACGCAGTATCATAAGCCTGAATTATATACTCACATGAAGGGGGTGATTTTTTAAACCACCTCATCCACCACTCTCTTTTTATAAGTGCCCCTTCCTCAGAAGTAGGATTCTGGAGCCATTGTGCATTCCATAAATGGGGTGCAATAGATTGTTTTACCTTATTAAGGGCTTCAAGACTCCAAAACTCGGGCCATAACGCCTTTCCAGAAGGCATGATAGCTGGAAATTCAATAAGTTCCCACTGATCCGCGTCTGGATTTTTCACTTGTTCTTTAACCAACATCCCAGTAAGATCTTTAGTGGACCAACGTGTTTGAACTACTAAAATATTCCCATTGGGCATTAAACGTTGTCGTGGGCCTGCTTGATAATATTCCCATACATCATCAAATACTGATGGTTGAAGCATACATTGTTCTGTGTAAGGGTCATCAATAATAAGCAAATCCGCACCACGACCTGTTACAGATGCTCCAACGCCTGCTGCAAATAATTCACCACCTTGTTCAACCGCCCAACGACCCGCCGATTTACTGTCCGCACGAATTTTAACATCAGGAAACACATCTTGATACTCTTTTGAATTTACAATGTCCCTCACTTTACGCCCGAACCCCGTAGCTAACTCAGTGGTATTCGAAATATTCATCAAATACGCAGTGGGATTATTTCCTAAATACCATGCTGGGAGAAATTGTGATGTGAAAAAACTATTATGGGTCGCAATCATTTCTTTTCCAACTACATACAACCCATCTTCGGAGTCCACTTGAATACACTTCCCTTTGGAGCCATCCGGTTTTCTTTCAACTTTCACAATAGAGCGTCTTTTGTGAGGCGCTAATCTAGTGATCGGTTTAACTACAGTGGGGATTTCAATATGCGGTTGAAACCCAATAGTATAAACTGTTTTTTGTCCATTAATTCCTGATGTAGAAGTCACAGGTTCTTTCGGCTTCATCCAATACGGCATCATTCCAAGAGAGGCCGCTAAATCATAAAAACTATCAAGTAATTCTTTGTTTGTATTTACAAATCTAACCCGCCCTTTTTCATCAACGGACCCGTCAGAATCAATAAGACCAGCCAATAATTCCATTCTTTGATTAATGGACCCTAATAAATATCTTTCCGGAATGTGTTTATTCTTATATAAACACATGGAACGAAGGTATGGCATTAACTGATTTTTGCCGTACCACACATAATGAACATTCTCATGATTTGGATGTTTATACCTTCTAGTTTCCTCAAATCCCAACAATTCTAACTTTTTTAAATGTTCTGTTTTACGTGGGTCAAAACAAATATTGTTCTCACTGTGAGTGCCGTCACCTAACCACACACCTAATAAATAAGGGTGAATGTCTAAATCATCCCGCTCCGGACGCTCCAGAGCCTCTGGGTTGGGTAATTGAAATTTATATTTACTGCCCCTTTTGCCGGGGATTCCATGACTTAACCTACGCTGTTGCCCTTTAGTCGGTCCCGTTTTCAATATTTCAGTGAACCACCTAGTCTCTTTAGTAATCCACTTTCCCCTAAGGCGCACTGCCCATTCATGATTCCCATGGCATCTTATTTCAGTACCATCAGAAATTGTAACTACCCAATTAGAATCCGATTCATCAGTGACCCCAATTACTTCTACTTGTTCGCCATTCGGTCTAAATACTTTATCGCCCACTTGAAGATCTCCATGCCGTTTGAAACCTCCATTATAACACACATCCACGTCGTGTGCAATTTGCTTTCCGTGTCTAGGGGCGACATTAATAATAATTCTTTTATTTCCTGAGACTGCCATTTCATTGAATTTGCCCCCCATTATTTTATGATGGGCCCCCACTATAGTGGAAGATTCCATATACTTACAAAATTCAATAAAATCTTTTCGGCATAACTCCATACGATCTGTATGACTTAATGCCTCTTGGAGTTCAAGGTACTCCTCTAATTCATCATCAGATAATTGACTATAATCAACAACAGGAAGCTGGGGGTCATTGAACCCTGTATTAGGATTGGGGATCACTTTTTCATTTTAACAAAAAAGTCTGAAACGCCAGACAAATTATCAGTAATTTTTATTATTGTTCCCTCTGCAGTATCATATGCTTGAATAACATTATCATATACACCTTGATATTCTTCAGGCAAATCAATATCAGTCCTCCCTTTTACCCTTGAACCTTTATGTATGGCCTTTCCACTTTTCTCAATAATATTATCAATAACCCCTTTTTCAGTACCCGAAGCCGGAACTCTTACTACTATTTCATCGCCGGATAATTTCCCAAAAGAATTATCAAAAATATTTTTAAATACTTTAATAGAATTTTCATTCCAGTCGTGTAATGTTTTAAACATCCAATCAGCATCTTCGGAATTTTTTAAAACAAATGAATCTACCATTCCCATATCTTCTGCTTCTTTCATTGCAGCTTTCCCAGCTTTTCCTGAAAGTCCTACATCTTTTTTAATATTGTCGGCAACCTTAAATAAAAATCCTTTAGCTAATAAAGATTTTATTGCCGCTGCTCCTTTAGATGCTATTTCAGCAGTTTTGACCATTGCTGGTGTATCCATAATAACTTTTGCTGTTTTTACCAACGGCGCGGGAATAGTTGCCGCAAGTGTGGCAATCCCTGCATTTTTCATAAACCCTCTACGGGATTCATCAAACAGCATGCCCGTATCTTCTAATACTTCATCAGATGCCCCACTTAATTTGGCATTTTTTGCGGCATATGCTGCAGGAGGCATAACCGCTAAGCCTGCCATCAAAGTAGACATTCCAGGTTCATCGTCCAATCTAAACTGTTGGGCATCGGCCATCAATAATGGATCTACAAACTTCTTGGCCGCCGCACCGGTTACAAAATCTGCGGCCCCAATATCAGGAATAGGCATCGCGGAACGATTATGTCCTGGTTTAGTGCCAATCAAAAATTCTGCTGTTTTTCGAGAAGCCCTTGGGGAATATCCCAATGTGTCATGCATAACATCAAATGTCCCACTTCGCAATTCATCACGGGTTGGAACATAATCAAATGCAGAATCTTTTTGACGTTCAAAATAACTTGGGACATTACGAACTTCCGGAGGATTTTCATCAAAAATCTTTTGAGCCATCTCATCCGGGGTTGGGCGAGAAAAATTGGGTTCTGGAAGAAAATCTGCTGCAGTTAAATCAGACATTAATGGGCAACCTCACCTTCAATAATATTTTGGGTATCAAAAGATTTGAGACGTTCAATAATATCATCACGTGAACGTTTTGAATTATCCTCAACTTGGACTTCAATAGACTTAAGTTTGGGATAAAGATATTGGGAAACTTCTTTATGACATTGGACCGCAATTGCTTCAGAATCAGTACATTGCGCTATCTCAACCATTGCTAGAACTGGGTCGTAGTCGGGATATTTGGATGCTATAATACTGCGCACTACCTTTTTACGTTGGGCAGCGGACATTTCTGTTGGTTTTGTTGAAGCCATTTCTGGTGCACCTTTCAAATAGTGTTACATTTAATTATAACACATTTTTGAAAAGGAACACAATATATATATATATTACATATATCGGAGGACCCAAATAAAGCTCGTTCACATGAGCGAGGAATTATTGAAATATATATAGGTATATTAGGGAAGGTAAATATTTTCCCGAAAAACATACTAGTATACTTAAATACTAATATATAATATATATATCTTCATATTTTTATTTAAAAATTAATAACAACGAATCTAGAACCCAGTAAAATTTAAAGGGGGAGGACCCGGGCCAAAAAAGGGTTCCCCCATGTTCCACGAATGTTTCACGGACCCCGGGCCGGACGAGTTCTGCAGTTGAGTACTTGACAAGGCCAACAGCCTGTGCTTTAATTTCCCTATCGGCGGGCAATTGGCCTACCGAACATAGACTAAATAGACGAGGTATAGACAAATGGAAACACAATCAACAGTACGATTCGACGGTAACGAGGGCATCCTTCTTTCAAAGAAAGGGCCATGGCTTACAGTTGAAATGGGAGACGGCGAGACCAGAAAGGTGCGCAATAGCGCCGATATTGAGATCTTGACTGCCGACGATATCGAGATGGAAACCGAATACGGCAACCAGACCGAGTTCACCATGGACGATTTCGCCGACGAGGTGATCGAGGACAACAACGAAGACGATCTCCCAATTGGCGGACGGATGAGCAATCAGCTCAAACACTACCGTCCACGCTACACCACGCACGCCAAGATCGAAGGCACAACCGAATCCGGACGCTGTGTAGTGGATAACGCGGACAAGGTGGCCGACGAGCTGCGAGGCCTCTGGTTAGAAGCTCTTTACACCCGCGTTGCGCAGATCCTCTGTAAGGAACAGGACTGCGATGCGGTCGAAATGGAGATCGAGCTTCGCAATCGGTACGCACACCTCAACAACGGCCAGCAGAGCATGAATCTGCGAAACCGAGTCCGAGGCATGTACCGTCGTCTGGCAAAGAAAGCTGAGACCGAGGCCGAGGCCTAAACCCACCGGCCCCCGACAGGGGGCCGACTATCAACAAATAGGAGAATAGACCCATGTTGCCACGAACAAGACAAGAAGCAATCGACCAAGGAATGCCCAAATACAACACTCAAAAATCTTGTAAAAACGGACATTTATCGCCTAGGCGAACATTAAGCGGCAAATGCACCATGTGTGAAGCTGATAAACAGAGGCGCAATCTCGCACGACGGACCCCCGAACAAAAAGAAATGTCGAGGGCCCGGGCAAGGGCAAGAGATAAACAAAAAAGGCTTGAAATACGGGCTGCACGCCAATTGGCAAATAGGAGAATAGAACAATGAAAAATTCGATGCACACATTCCTTATCGCTGAGTTGCGGAAGAAGCGTTTTGATTTACGCTGGAGAACGCAAGTAAATCGTTGCAGCCAAGACTCTGCAATCATCGAAAGCGAACGGCAGATCCTTCTGATCGCTTCACAACTCCCGCAATGGGTGGAGGGAGCTTGAGCGTTTGGGACTGACCCAACACCACCGACTCTAAACATCCAGCCCCCGCCATTGAGCGGGGGCATCTGTATTTGGGTCCAGAACAGCGAAACACCAACACCTTGGATCAAATAAGGCTGACCCAAATATGTTTCGTATGCTCTCGGACCCCCGGCCCGGGCCACTGACCCCCGTCAAGAAAAGAAGCAACACCCGGCCCCCGCCATGCGACCACGGCCCCCGGCTGTCTCCCCGGCCACAGGAGGACATCGGACC